GGCGAACCGGCACCAGGCGCAGCTACTGACAGCGCTTCAAGGCGTGGCGCAGGCCGGGATAGATGCGCGGGCTGGAAGGCCGGCGCTGATTGTCCAGGACATGCTTCCGGGCTTGGCTGCGCTGGCGCCAGAAACTTTGGCTCCGGCAAGTCTGCATCTTTCGGCCAACTCGGTTCAGGAGCTAGCCACAGCGGTTCAGCACCTGGCCGGCAACAGCAATGGTCCTCCGCTGCCTGTAATTACAGGCTCGGCGGCCGCTGGAGCCGCTCAATGACGATTCTGGGCCTGAACGGACCTCCGAGGGCTGGGTTGGACATGGGCTTCCGCGCCGGCTGGCTCAAGCATGTGGGCCTGGCGATCAGCGGAGCGAGCGGCGCGGCGATTGTGGTAGGCGGCTACGAGGTTCTGAAGGTCCAGCCAGAGCAATCCTTCAAGCTGCTGGAGAGCTGGGGCCCGGCGTTCCTGATCGCGATTGTGGCGCTGTTTGTGCTGGGGAGATTTCTCGAGGGCTTGAACGCGACGGTGCGCGAGAGTTTCAGCATGGTAGCCAACGGAGTGCAGTCCGCCGCCGAGGCATCGAACCGGACAGCGACCGCGCTGACCCGGCTGGCCGACCTGGGCGGCAAGCAAGCGGAAGAGGTGCGTATGTTGGCGGTCTACGCGGCCCAGGAGTTTCCGGGAATTTATGAGCGGTTTGACCGGCAGGACTTGACGCTGGAAAAGCAAACCGAGGCGCTAACCAATTTGACAACATCGATGGGCGCATTGACATCGCTACGCGATCTCACCGACGCAATGAACGAACTGAGAGCGGGGAGAAACAATGGCAACTGAGCAGGAATTGATCCAGACGAGGCGGCGCCGCGGGAACATGTTGAAGCTGATTCGCCAGAATCACGAAAATCAGGCCGACCGCATGGATGACTTCGAAATGGCCAAGATGATGCAGAGCCTGGGCGCGCACATGAGCCAGCGCCAGGTGCTGACCATGCTCCAGGATCTCCAAATCTTCGGGTACGTCAGCTTCAATCAGCGGTTCTGCGATATCCGGGAGCGCACCATCGCTGAGGAAATCATGCTCACCGCGGCTGGCCTCGGAGCCGTGATCCGCCGCAAAGACACGGACGAGGTGCTGTTCGACTAGCTGGCGGAGGAAGTTATGAGCGTTGGATGTATGCACAACCCGGAGTTAGCCTGCCCTCAATGCCAGGCGGCCTTTAATAGGCAAAATCCCGACGGTCGCGAGACACAGAGGCGTCGGGAGTTCGAAGGGCTTCTTGATGAGGTATGCACCTCAAGAAAGAAACGATGACCAAGCCCAAGCCAAAGACCGGAGAGCCGCGGAAGACGAAGCTGCCGCTCAAGATAGATCGCCTCCCGCAGAGCGCGCAGGACGCGATCAAGGGGCTCTATGACCACGGGCGCACCTGGGTGGAGATCGCCGAGCAATCGGCGAAACCCTACAGCGCGGAGTGGGAGAAAGACGGCGGCGGCTTTATCGACTGGCCCGAGGTGGAGCACGACGTTCTGGATCTCTTCCCCGGCCTGTGCCTGGCTAAGTCTTCGCTGCAGCGATGGTTCGACCTGCGCGTCTCGCAGGTGCGCCGGCAAGTGCTGGCCGAGAGCGCCAAGGCGCGGGAGTGGGCGGCAGCTTTTGCCGGCAACGATCTGCCGGGAACGAACGCCGCGGTGATGAACGCCATGCGCGACCAGGTCTTCACGCTGATGCAGAAGGTAGGCCCAGGTGACCAGGATGTATTTCTCAAGGGCTTGAATGCGCTCTCGCTGACCCTGGCGCGGTTGCAGCGTGTGGAGCTGCAAGCCAAGCGTGTGGAAGTGGACACCCGCAAGATGAAGCTCCTCGAAGATCGGGAAAAGGCCGCGTGTGCGAGGGTTGACGAAGCTACCCAGTCCGCCGCGAAGAAAGGCACCGGACAGTTCTCCATCGAGGACATCAACCTCCTCCGCGAACGCACCTTTGGTTTGCCGCCACTGGTGATCGCTCATGGATAACAATGAGCACATAGCCAAGCCTCCCGCTGTGCTGCAGATGCGGCCGTATCAGCAGCGCTGGATCGACGACAATTCCCGCTTCAAAATCGCGGTGAAAGCCGCGCGCGTCGGTTACTCCTTTGCCACCGCATACCGCCGCGTCGAAATGTCGATGCGCGTGCCGGGACGCACGACGACAGTGCTCTCCGCCTCGAAAGCCCAATCGATCGAATTCGTAGAGACGTGCGCGAAGATCTGCCAGCTCATGGGTGGCACGGCGCAGATGATCGCCAACGAAGATTTCGTCGATGCGCTTGGCCGCATCGATGCGATTCAAAGCCGGATAGCCTTTCCGAACGGGAGCCGCATCATTGCGCTCCCGGGCAACCCGCGCACGGCGCGCGGCTATCCCGGCGACGCGGTGCTTGATGAATTCGCGCATCACGAAGACAGCTACGCGATCTTTGCGGCCGTCTTCCGCCAGGTGGCGCTGGGCAACTCGCTGGAAGTGATCTCCACGCCCAACGGCGAGCAGGGCAAGTTCTTCGACATCGCTCGCAATCTGGGCTTGGAGATGGGCGTTGCCCCCACACAGTTCCCGATAAAGAAAGATGGATGGTCCGGTCATTGGCTTGATGTTTACACGGCTGTGGCCGAGGGTTGCCCGATCAACATCGAAGAGATGCGCCGCGGCTTGAACGATGACGACACATGGAATCAGGAGTTCTGCTGCGTATTTCTCAAGAGCACCGGGGCCTGGCTGACTCTCGACCTGATTGCCGCCTGTGAAGATGCCGGCGCCACCATCGACCTGCCGCCGGACTTCCATCCGCGCGGTTCGCTCTACAGCGGCATCGACGTGGGCCGCGATCACGACGCCACATGTCTGTGGCTCGATGAAAAGATCGGCGACGTGGCCTGGACCCGCGCCATCGTCAAGCTGCACGCCATGAGCTTTCCCGAGCAGTGCAAGAGACTGAATCCGCTTGTTCGCATGACTTCCCGGAGCGCCATCGACAAGACCGGCATGGGCGTGGGCCTCTTCGATCTTCTGAATCTGGAGAACGAAGGCCGGCTGATGGGCGTGAGCTTCGGCGGCTCCAACGATGACGGCGTGAAGATGAAGACCGATCTTGCCATCCGCATCAAGAAGCGCCTGGAGCAGCAGCGCAGCCGTATTCCCTACGATCCGCAGATCCGCGCCGAGCTGCAGGCGATCAAGCGCCAGGCCACGGCCAGCGGCGTCACCTTCGACGCGCCGCGCATCGAGGTGGACACGGCCGTCGCGGGCGGCGTCAAGAAAAAGCTCTTTGCCCACGCCGACGCCTTCTGGGCTAAAGCTCTGGCGGATCTGGCAGGCGACGGCGGCGCGTGCGTGCTGACCGGCGTCCAGACGCCGGAGACACCCACGACTTATTCGCAAATCAAGGGGTACCTGTGATGGCCAACAAAAAGATTGCCGCCGTTCCGCCGCTGCCGCCCAAAGGCGAGATGATCTCGTCTACCAGCCTCTACATGCAGCAGATCTCACTTTACCGCAATACGCTGGCCTTCGGCGGTACGCGCAACCCCACGTCGATCTGGGCCGCGATGACCTACAACCAGCCGGAGACTATGGCCTACTACCGTGAGCTGGAAGACAAAGACGAGGATGTGGCCAACTGCCTGGATACGCTCAAGCTCTCGGTGCTCGAACGGGATCGCAGCGTGCTGCCCGCTCCGCGTGATGAATCATCTCTGGCCAAGGATGTAAAGGAGTTCGTCGAAACGCAGCTCGGCAAACTCGACTTCCACACTGTGCTGGATTGCGTTCTCGATGCTCCCGGCTACGGTTTCAGCGTACAGGAGATGATCTTCGACACCTCGGAGGGCCAGGCGGAGCTGGTGGACATCAGCGATTGCCCACAGGAGCTTTTTCTCTTCGGCAATCGCTTTTACCCGCAGGTGGGCAATCTGCAACTGCTCGCTAATCCCTGGGCCTCTCAAGGCGCAACGATGCCCGAGGAGAAGTTCCTGATCTTCAGCTATCGCAAGCGCAGCCGCAACCGCATGGGCCGCCCGCTGCTCAAGGCAGTCTTCTGGCCGAGCTGGTTTAAGCGCAACATCCAGCGGCTGTGGATGCAGTATGCGGAAAAGGGTCCGGGCACCGCCGTGGTGCATTACAACGATGCGGACAATGCGTCGGAGCGCCAGCAGGCGGTGGCTATTGCCGAGGCCATCAGAGACAACACGGCCGTCGCCGTTCCCAAGGGCTTCGAGTATGACCAGGAACTGCTCAAGATAGCCCGGTCTCAAGACCCCAAGGTCTACGAAAACTTCTTTCAGGCAATGCAGTACTCCATCGCGCGCCGGGTCATGGGCGAGACGTTGACCAGCTTCGGCAACGAAGGCGGCGGCGGATCGAAGGCCCAGGGCCAGACCCATGCCGACACGCTGGATAAGCGCAGCGTCGAGCTTTGCCGCAGTTTGCAATCGGTCATCAACGATCAGCTCGTCAAGCCGCTGGTGCTTTGGAACTTCGGGCCAACGGCGCCCATGCCGATCTGGCAATTCGATCTCGAAGAGGCTGAGGATCTCAATCTTGCCCTCACCGTGGACACCGGCCTGATGCGCATGGGCAAAAAGTTCAGTGTCGGCTACATCAGTGACCGTTACGACCGGCCGCTGACTACGACCGAAACGGAAGATCAGGAGCTAGTGCCGAACGCGGCCGCGCCGTCTGTGGCGCTCACCGACCGCTCCAGCGCCACCTTCGCCGAGCGCCAGGCCGAGGCAGCAATGCGCGAGGAGATGGAGCAATACGACAGGCTCTTTGCACAGTTGCAGGGCGACGCCAAGGGCATCTTTGCGCGCCGCGTGCGCGAGATTGTTGCGACGGCCATGCCACCGGGGGAGAAATAGCTTGGCACTCGGCTCAATCCATCTCGTGCGCTCAGAGCAGACAAAGCTCGGCGATCTTCTGGCTCACCACCTGGCCGCTGCGAATCTGCTGGGCAGGCTGCATATCGCCGGCGTCGGGCTAAAGAAGCTGCGCCGTCCCGTGCACCTGGCCACCAGCTCGCGGCTGAAGAACTTTGCGGACGACGACGCCCAGGGCGACACGCTCAACGTCGGTTTCAGCTTCGATGTGCCTCCGGAGGGCGCGGTCGAGTACCTGCGCAATCTGACGCCGGTCACGCGGGATCTCTTCGACGGGCTGAGCAGCCAATACAGAAACGATGCCTTCACGGTGGCTGGGGTCAGCGACCAGAGGCTGATCGCGAAGATCCGCGACGCGCTGGAAGAGACCATGGCCAAAGGCGGAACGCGCGACGATTTTCACAAGGCCGTAGACGAGCTGACCTCGGACGCCGGCGTCGAGGATCTCGCGGCCTTCGAGCTGGACACCGTCTTCCAAACCAACGCGGGCAAAGCCTACAGCGCGGGCAGGCTTGAGCAGATGAAAGAGCCGGGCATGATGGATGCGCTGCCCTACTGGCAATACTGGACGGTCGGCGATCTGCGCGTGAGGCCGGCGCACGCGTCGCTGGATGGTTTTTGCGCGCGGGCTATTGACCCAGTTTGGTTGAAGATTTATCCGCCCAGCGGCTTCAACTGCCGCTGCGCGGTCATCCCCGTGCTGCCCGAGGACGCGCCCGAGGGAAGCGATGAAGGCGGCATGGAAAGATTGCCCTTGCTGGCCCGGCTGGGAGTGCCCGAGCCTGGCTTCCACACGCTGTCTGGAGTGTAGGTATTCCAGATAGCACAACTGTTCCAGCTACCGCACGGGCCGGCGTTACGGTCCGATAGGTTGGTTCCATGGCGAAGACGAAGACTGTCGAAGGCATCGCGCTCACGGCGGACAAGTTCGCCTCGGCTGGCGATCCGGACAACACCGATACCTGGCATCTGCCGCTGGATACGCATAAGCACGTCAACTCCGCGCTGGATATGTACGCTCACACCGAGCTTGCCTCCAGCGAAAAGGCTCCTGCCGCGCGCAAAATCGTGGCCCGCGCCAAAGAAGAAGGCCTGGACACCACCGACTTCGTGAAGAATCACCTCAGCCAGACGCACGGCGAAGCGCCGCGCCCTTGGATTGAGATCTTTCGCGCCGGCGATTATCGCGGCGCCAACAAAGGCCTCATCACCCGCGCCGATCTCGACCGCGTGGTGCGCAACTACGACCCCACTTACCACGAAGCGCCAGCTACGATCGGCCACCCTGCCGACGACAAGCCGGCTTATGGCTGGATTGAGAGCCTGGCCGTCGATGGCGACAAGCTGCTGGCGCGCGAAAAGCAGGTCGATCCCAAGTTTGACGAGGCGCGCAAGGCGGGGCGCTTCAAGAAGCGTTCGGCCGCGTTCTATTGTGACGCGGACGGCAACATCACCGGCCTGCGGCATGTCGCCTACCTGGGCGCGCAGCCGCCCGAAGTCAAGGGTTTGCAGGACCTTGCATTCAACGATCACGGATCGAAGTTCATCGAGGTGGACTTCGGGGAGGATGACGTAGTGGCAGACGCAACGAAAACCGTAGCCGAACAGATCAAGGCCTACTTCGCCGAGTTGTTTAGCAGCTCCGCGCAACCGAAGACTTTCAGCGAAGACGATGCCAGGCGCATCGCTACCGACGCCGCAACCGCGACCGCTGCTCCGCTTCAGGCAAAAGTAACTGCGCTGGAGGCCGAGTTGAAAGCGCAGTCCACGAAGTTTGCGGAGCGTGAAACGGCCATCGCCGGCGGCGAAGTAAAGCAGCGCGCCACGGCGGCCATCACCAAGCTCAAGAGCGCAGGCAAGTGGACTCCAGCGTTCGAGAAGATGGGCCTCGGCCCGGTCTTCGAGGAGCTGGCCAAGTCCACCGCAACCGTCGAGTTCGGCGAGGGCGACGCGAAGAAGAATATCACCACGCTGGAAACGCTGGTGCTCTTCCTGGAGGGCCTGCCGAAGATTGTTTCCGGCGGCCGATTCGTGGAAGGCGCTCAGGCTGGACGCGGGCAGACCGCGAGCGGCGATCCGCTGACCAACGCGGCCAGGGCGCGCCAGAAGGAAAAGAAGAT